CCTCTTTTCGGACGGAAACCCCGTGAGCGAACTTGACCGCGAGAGGGACCTCCGGCGGCGGGAGGCGGCGATCCGGAAGCGCCTCCGGGACCGCGGCGGCGTCGTCGAGGGCAAGGAGGCGGCGATCACCCGGTACGCCCGAGCGCTGCAGCTCGCGGAGCGAGCGTTCGACGAGATCGGAGATTCGGTGACGTCCGTCGGTGCGAACGGCCAGGAGGTCGTGGACCCGGCGTTCCGGGCGTGGGTCGCGGCGGACAAGGCCGCCGCGGAGTTCGGTGCGGCCCTCGGGCTGGAACCCGTGAAGGCCGCCGGACAGCCGGGGCGTCCCGCTGGCGCCGCGTCCGCGCCGGACCGGAAGGGCGTGATGGCCGCCCCAAAGCTGACGCGGGTCAAGTAGCGGATGGCGACGACGGCGAGGCGGCCCGCGGCGGCGGGGTGGGCGACGTACGCCTACGGGTCGACGATCGACCACTTCGCGGAGTGGTGCGAGGCGTTCTGCGTGCAGTCGATCGACGTCTTCGCCGGCGAGCCGCTGGTCCTTGAGGACTGGCAGCGGGAGTTCTTCGGGGAGGTCCTCGCGGTCGACGACCAGCTCCGGCCGGTGTGGCGGTCCGCGGCCCTCGTCGTCCCCCGCAAGAACGGGAAGACCACGATGCTCGCCGCGTTCGCCGTCTACCACCTCCTCACCCAGGACAGCCATCCGGAGGTCCTGCTCGCGGCCGCGTCCGACAAGCAGGCCGGCAGGTTGTTCGACAGCGTCGTCCGGTTCGTGCGGCGGTCCCCGGAGCTGGCCGACCTGCTGGTGATCCGCGACTACGTCGGGCAGATCGCCCGGAAGGACGGCGGCGGCTCGATCTACCGGATGGCCTCCGACCCGAACACCCTGCACGGCTGGAACCCCAGCCTCGTCATCGTCGACGAGCTGCACGCGTGGACGACGCCGTCGCTGACGCGCGCCTGGGCGGCGCTGACGACGGGTGGTGGCGCCCGGGTCGGCGCCCAGACCATCACGATCACGACCGCCGGGGAGGCCGCCACCCGGGAGACGGGGATCCTCGGCCGGCTCATCGACGGGAACGAGCGGGCCGGGGAGGTCGAGACGCGCGGGAAGCTGACGGTCAGCCGGAACCCCGATGCTCAGACGCTGGTCTGGAACTACGACGCGCGGTGCAAGAGCCGGGAGGACCTCGACGCGGTCCTCGCCGCGAACCCCGCGTCGTGGATCACCCGGGAGTACCTCGCGCGGCAGGCCGCGAACCCGGAGCTGTCGGAGGCGGAGTTCCTGCAGCTGCACGGGTGCGTCTGGGCGGCCGGCCAGGACGCGTGGCTGCCCGCCGAGACGTGGCGTGCCCTCACTACGGGCGAGCGGATCCCAGCCGGTGCGGAGGTGTGGGTCGGTGTGGACGTGGGCCTCGTGCACGACTCGACCGCCGTCGTCGCCGCGTGGCCGAACCCGGAGTCGGGCCGGGTGGTGCTGGAGGCCCGGGTGTTCGCGAGCGACCCACGGGCTGTGGCGCACGAGCGTGTCGACCGGGCCCGGATGCTGTCCCGCGTCGAGGAGTGGACCCAGGCGCTCGCCGGCCGGTTCGACGTCGTGGAGGTCGTCTACGACCCGCGGTTCTTCGAGCGGTCCGCGGAGATCCTGTCGGACGCGGGGTTGACGCTGGTGGAGGTCCCGCAGGGTGGCGCGGCGATGGCGGACGCGTACCAGGCGTTCTACGCGGCGTGCGTGGAGGGCCGCGTCGCCCATGACGGTGACCCGGTGTTCGCGGACCATGTGACGAGCACCGCGGCGGAGAAGACGGAACGCGGGTGGCGGGTCCGGAAGATCCGTCACAGCAAGCGGATCGACGCGACGGTGGCGGCGGTGATGGCGCACTACCGGGCCGCCCGGTTCCGTGAGTTCCAGTTCATCTCGGAGGTGTGGTGATGCCGTGGTGGATGAGCCGGCTGGCGTGGCGGTGCCGGCGGAAGCGGCTCGTGCGGCTGCACCTGGAGGTGCAGCCAGGGACACCGTCGACCGTGGAGGGCGTCCGCCTCGGGGTGTGGGGCGGGCACTACGTCCTGATGCTCCCCAAGGTCCTGGAGGCGGCGGACCGGACCCACGCCCTGGAGGGCGTGCTCGAGGTGCCGCGCGGCCGCGTCGTGTTCGTCCAAGTCCTGTCGTGACCTGATGATCCTCGCCACCCGCCACGGCGCCCGGGAGATCCGGGCGTTCCCGCAGACGATGAGCAACCCTCCGTCACGGTCGGCCGCCGGGTACGCGTCCGGGCAGGTGCGCGTCGATGCGGCGGCGGCGGCGGGGTTGCCGGCGGTGGACGCCGCGATCCGCGGTGCGAGCGAGGCGGTCGCGTGCCTGACCCTGCGGGTGTGGCGCGGGGAGGGCACGGAACGCAGGCGGGTCACGACGACGTGGCAGGCGCGGCTCCTGGCGCAATCCCGCCCGAACCCGGCGCAGACGTGGTTCGAGCTGTGGGAGACGCTTGAGGCGTCGATGACCGCCCGCAGGAACGCTTTCCTGTGGCGTGACGTCGCGGACGGCCGGGCCGTCGGGTTGTGGGCGTTGCACCCCGACCAGGTCGCTGTCGGGGTGGACGACCGGGACGGGTCACCCCGGTACCGGGTGATGGTCGGTGGCGGGTGGATCGACCCGACGCGGTCAGCGGGACGTAACCCGCTGCTGGTTGAGGCCGGGCCGGACGTGGTGCTGCACGCGAAGGGGCCTGGTGGTGGCGGGACGCTGGTGGCGCCGTCACCGGTCGAGGTGTTCCGCGCGAGCCTGGGGGCGGCGATCGCCCAGCAGGCGTCGCAGGAGGCGTTCTACTCGCGTGGCACCGCCGGCGGGCACGTGATCGTGTTCCCGCAGGACCTCCCCGCACGGGCGGTGAGGGAGGCGAAGGCCCTGTGGGACGAGTCGAACGCCGGGGTGGGGAACGCGCACGGCACCCGCGTGCTGTCCGGAGGCGCGACCATCACCCCCGTCACCGTGTCCCAGTCGGACGCCCAGTTCGTCGAGACCGCCCAGCTGTCGATCGATGACGCCGCACGGATCTTCCAGTGGCCCGCGAGCCTCATCGGCGGCGGCGCCGGGGTCGGGCAGCGGGGCGCGCCGTTGAGCCCCGAGCATGAGATGACGCGGATGGTCCGGTACTGCCTGACCCCCAGGTTGCGCAGGTGGGAGGCGATCCTCGCCGCTGACCCGGTGCTGTTCGGGCCGGGCTCCCGCGACTACCCGGCGTTCGACCGTGAAGGGTTGATCCGGGCGGACGTCCAGTCTCAGTCCGCCGCTGACGCGCAACTCGTCCAGGCGGGGATCCTGCTCGTCGACGAGGCCCGCGCCCTGCGCGGGCAGCCGCCTCTGCCGAACGGGTGGGGGCAGATCCCGCAGATCATCCCGGTCGGTGGCACCGCGTTCGGTGTCCCCGACCCGAATGTGGCTCCACCCGTGACATCGGATCCGGGTGGACAGTCAACCAACCAGGCCGCCCAGGAGGGATGAGGTGCCTGCACCCATGAGGCCGGCCGCAGCGCCGGTGATCCACCGTGCCCTCGCACCGCTCTCCTCGGTCGAGCTGCGCGACGCCGAAGGCGCTGGAGGCTCGTACACGTTCGAGGGGTACGCCGCGGTCACCGACGTGGAGACCACCCTCTATGAGGGTCGGTCGTGGGTGTGGCGCGAGCGCCTCGCCCCCGGCTGCTTCCGGGACGTCCTCGACCAGGTCCGGGCACGGACCGCGACCTACGACGTCGTCCTCAACCACGAGCACGACAACCGCGCGTGCATGGCGTCCACCGCCCGGCCGGCGTCACAGCTCGGTGGGCTCGAGCTTTCGGAGGACGCGCACGGCCTGCGGACGTTCGCGCGCCTCGACCCGCATGACCCCGACGTGGCGCGCGTCGTCCCGAAGCTCCGCAACGGGATCGTGTCGCAGATGAGCTTCGCGTTCATCCCCGGCGAATGGGAGACCCTGACCACCGAGGACGAGCAAGGCAGAGTCGTGGAGACCGACACAATCCTGTCGGTCCGCGCCCTCTACGACGTCACGGTGTGCGCGCACGGCGCGTACCCACAGACGTCCGCAGACATCCGCGGCCTGCTCGCCGCATCCGGCCGCTCCGGTTTCGACCCGGAGGGCACACCCGCGGACCGCGCGCCGGCCGACCCGGCGGCCCCGCACCGATCGACCAGCACCGCGCCGGCCGACCCGGCGGGTGGTGGCGACCCCGACCGCACCCGACGCCTCGCCGCCCTGAAAGCGCGAGCCCGGGTAGTGATCGCCACTCACCACCCAAGAAGGTGACACGCACCATGACCACCACCCTCACCAGCAAGCGTCAGGACGCGTTCGACGCCGCCGTCAAGCGGATGCACGACGCCGCGGACGCCATCGAGGCCGCCGGCGACGACGCCGACCTCGACGCCCTCCAGGCCAGCCTCGACGACGCCGCAGCGGACGTGGAGCGCACCCGCGCCGCCCTCGACCAGGCGGTCGCCCTCGACCGGGCCCGCCAGCAGCACCCCCTCCCGACCGTGGACGCCGCCAAGCCGGCAGTGGACCGGTCCTCCGGCAGCGTCCAGGTGACGAGCGAGCCCGGACCGTACAGCCCGGTGTCGGAGCACTCGTTCTTCCGGGACATGCTCACCGCCCGGGAGGGCGACGCGGCCGCCCGTGACCGCCTCATCCGGTCGCAGCGGGAGCGGCTCGACAAGGACACGCAGCTGCGCGACATGACCAGCGGCAGCACGTCCGGCGCGGAGTTCTACCCGCCCTTGTACCTCGCGCAGCTGGTGGTCGAGCCGAACATCGCGGGCCGGCCGTTCGCTGACGCGGTGCCGAAGCTTCCCCTCCCGGACGCCGGGGTGGACATCACCGTCCCGCAGCTCGCCTCCGGCGTCGCCGTCGCGAACCGGTCGGACGGCGGGTCGGTGCAGGAGACCGACGGTGTCACCGCGAGCATCACCAGCAAGGTGAACGAGATCGCCGGTCAGGTGGACCTCGGCCGGATCAACGTGATGCGGTCGTTCCCCGGCCTGGACACGATCATCATGCGGACCCTGGTGCGCCGGTACAACGTGCAGCTCGACACGCAGCTGCTCGCCGGCACCGGCACCGCCCCGCAGCACCGCGGCATCCGCGCGGTGTCCGGGATCAACACCGTCACGTACACGGACGCGACCCCGACGGCGGCGGAGCTGCTTCCGAAGGTGTACGACGCGATCCAGAAGATCGCGGCGAACCGCCTGGAGACGATGGCGGACGCGATCGTCATGCACCCCCGCCGGGCGGCGTGGCTCGCGTCGAACCTGTCGAGCACGTTCCCGCTGTTCCAGCAGGGGTCGTTCTCGCAGGGCGTCGGCGGTCAGGACGGCGGGTTCATCCAGACCGTCGCGGGCCTGCGGGTGATCGTCGACCCGAACATCGCGACGAACTACGGGGCGGGCACCAACGAGGACGAGATCTACGTTGTGAGCCTCCAGGACCTCATCCTGATGGAGGGGCCCCTGTACACGCGGGTGTTCGAGGAGGTCGGGTCCGGCACCGGCGTGATCCGGTACCAGGTGTTCGGGCACAGCGCGTTCCTCGGGAACCGTTACCCCACCGCGATCACCGCGATCAGCGGCACGGGCCTGGTCACCCCGACCTTCTGAGTCACGCAGTCCTGAGCGGGGCACCCACACGCGTGTGGGTGCCCCGCTCAGCGGCGCACGACCTGACGGGAGAGCACAAGTGGCAGCAGACGACATCACCGAGGAGCGCCGGGAGGCGCTCCTCGCCGCCCTCGAGCAGGAGCGGCGCGGCTACCTGATGCGGGACCGTGGCGACCGTGTGCACCTCGTCGACGCGGAGATCACCCGCCTCGGCGGCGGAGCATCACCGGACGCCGTGAAGCGCCCGCGCAGGCGCGAGAAGGACTGACCGGGAACCCGGGCCGTGGCCAACTACCCGCGCACCCCGACCGCCGCGGAGGTCGGCGCGGACCCCGCCGGGACCGCCGCTAGCGCCGTCTCCGCCCACGAGTCGGACACGACGAACGTCCACGGCATCGCCGACACGTCGGCGCTCGTCCTCACCAGCGACGCCCGCCTCTCGGATGCCCGGACGCCGACGGCGCACGCCGCGTCACACGCGGCCGGCGGGTCGGATGCCGTGAGCGCCATCGGGATCGCCGCCCAACCCCTGAGCGACGCCCGGTTCTCGGAGCAGCCGCTCTACTTCGACTTCTCGGACGCGTCGATGTTCTCGACGGCGCGCGGGGAGTGGACGGGCTCCGGCACCGCGCCGACCGTCACGGGCGGGTACATGACCCCCGGCGCGACCGGTGAGGGGTTCCGGTGGCGCGCAGCGGAGACGTTCTCCGACGGCGAAGTCGTCGTGAAGTACCGCACCGCGACGGCCCCGGCTGACGGGGGCGTGCTTCTGCGCGTCCGGAACGTCAGCAACCTCATACTTATCGACGCCATTCCGACGAGGGTTTCCGTGTGGGTCCGGACCGCCGGGACGTGGAACGAGCTGGCCTACACGTCGCACACGCTCACCGCGAACACGGACTACTGGATTCGGGCGCGATGCGAGGGGAACACGATCACCGCGGAGGTTTTCACCGCGGACCCCGCTACCGGGGTCGTCCCGCTCTCCACGGTCCGGCACACGCTCACCGGATCGCACGCGACGAACCACGGCGTAGGGGTGAAGGGCGCCGCGGGGATCTATTGGGCTGGCACGACCCCGGCCGAATACGACTCGCGCTTCGACGACCTCTACATCCGCCCGATTCCCCGGCCGCTCACCTCATATGCTCGGTTGCAGCACGGCCAGATCGGCGTCCCGTTCTACACCCCACAGATCGTCCACGCGATGCCCGCGGACGCGGTAGACGGTGACGGGGCGCAGCTCATCACCGGCGTGGCATACATGCGGTTCTTTCAGGCCCCCGCGACGGTCACGGTCACGAAAGCCCGGTACCTCATCGGCAGTCAGAACGGGGCGACACCGACGGCGTTCCGCATGGGGCTCTACGAGGTGGACCCCGTGACGTTCACCGGGTCCCTCGTCGCGCGCACCGCCGACGACCCGACCGGGCTTACCGCCGGGACGTATACGGAGGTGCAGCGGGCGTTCTCGACGGCCGGCGGCTACCCGGCGAGCTACACGATCCGCGAGGGCAGATGGTACGCGTCCGGGCTTGTAGGGGCGGCGGCGACGATGCCACGCGCCTACGGGAAAACATACGTCGTCTACACAAGCCCGACGGCTATCGCATGGTCGAACTACACGAGCGACCTCCCGGTTACGTTCTCATCCGACTACGACGCGCACGGATGGTTCCTCACGGGGTCACCGTCGCCCGCCGTCTACTTCGCGGAGTGATTCCAGATGCCGACGAGTAGCCCTGACGCTCCGCCGCCCGTTGTCACCGGAACGCCGGGACCACGGGCGGCGCCTGACGTGACGGTGGTCCGGGCGCAGCGCGTGAATGAGGCGACCACCAGGGACACCCTCCGCTCCGCATGGCAGAACCTCCGCGACGACCTCGCAGCGTTTGACACGATGACCGCCGCGCAGCGGCAGGCGTGCCAGAAACGGATGCTCCGCGCCATCCTGCTACTGACGCGGACCGCGCTCGCCGACTACCAGGGGGCCGGGGAATGATCGCCGCCGCACCGGGAGCCACGTTCGAGGCGAGCCTCCAGAACGCGCCGACGGGGCTCGTCGGCACCATCGGGGTCCGCATCATGGACGGGCAGGGCGCGACGACCACCGCCCGGACCACGACCGGGATCGTCGAGACCCCCGCCGGGTCCGGTATCTACGTCGCGACCCTCACCGCCCCGACCACCGCCGGGACGTATCAGGTCGTGTGGGACACCGGCAGTGTTACCCCGTCGACGACCGCCGTCGACGACCTCATCGTCACATCGACAGCATCGGCGGTGAGCGTCCCCAGCGGCGCGGACCTCACCACACTCGCAGCCGTCCGGTCGTTCATGCTGACCCCCGCGGCGGACACCGGTCAGGACGACCTTGTCCAGTCGTCGATCACCCGCGCGTCACTGGCGTGCATGAGGTACATGGACCGCCAGGTCAGGCCCCTTGACACCGTCGACGCGGTCCGCATGTTCCGTATCGGTGGCGCCAGCCGGTCCCGGACCATCCCGGTGAAGGACCTGTCCGCGGCCCCCACCACGATCCGGGTGCTCGCCGATGACGCCGTCACCGCCGTCACCACAGTCCAGGTGAGCGACCGTCTGCTGCTCCCACTCGACCGGCAGTCAACCGACCCGATCGAGGCGATCCGCCTGCTGCCGGCCGCCGGGCCCCTCGCACCCGAATGGTACGTGGAGGTCACCGGCAAATGGGGGTGGCCCGTCGTGCCGGCGGACGTCGAGGAAGCGTGCATCCTCACCGTCGTCGCCCGCATGCGCAGCAACGTTCAGGCGTTCGCGACCGCCGTGAACCTCGCCGACTCGGACGCCCTCGGCCGCCCGGAGGGGATCCCGCAGTCCGCCCGGCGCCTGCTCGACTACTACCGCGGCGCCCCGGGTGTCGGATGATCCGCACCCGCGTCGTTGTCCGCGACGAGGGTCTGCGCGCCGCGATGGCCGAAACCCGCGAGCAGCTCGACGATGATGTGCGGGCCGCGCTCGTCGGTGTCGCCGAGGACGTGGTGCTCCCCGTCACCAGGACGCTCGCGCCACGCCGGTCCGGTGAGCTCGTGTCGTCACTCACCGCCCGTGCGACACAACGCGGCGCGTACATCACCACCTCAATACGGGGCAAGAAGGGTCGCCGCGTCGGGCTCCTGGAGTTCGGTGGGACCGTCAAGAAGCCGATCGTGCCGCGGCGCGCACACGCCCTCACCCCCGCCCCCGGGGTGTTCGTCGCGCGGATCACGACGCCGCGCACATACCCGGCGCAACGGTTCATGCAACGGTCCGTCGAGGACCAGCAGCCACGCATCCGCGCCGCCATCGGTGACGCTCTCACCGAAGCGGTGAACCGTCACATGCGCCGCCACGGGGTGGGGTGATGGGAGTCCCGTCCCTCACCGGCATCGCTGACGCCGCCGCTGGTGTTGTCACCGCCCAGGCGATCACCCTGGACGGCAACCAGTGCCGGGTGTACGCGACCGAACCACGGGTGATGGACACCCTCCCGGCCGTCGCGATCAGGTTCTCCGGGTTCGACCGTCGCAACCTGGATGAGGCGGACCACCAGCTCGGCGCCGAAGCATGGGACCTCACCTATGTGGTGACCGTCGAGGTTCCCCTCACCGACCCGGACGCCGGGCAGCGCAACGCGCAGACGGTGCTCGCCCAGGTCGTCGACGCGTTCGACGGGTCACCGACACTCGGCCGCAGCGATGTCGAGGACGCAGTCCTGTCGAGCGGCGAACAGTTCTTCGTGACCGACCAGGCGGCGAACCAGCAGCGCGTGCGCCTCGAGTGCCGCCTGTTGGTCCGTGCACTATCCACATGACCAGGAGGCCGCACCACATGGCACCACGCAAGACGCCCGAGGCGCACGGCCTCCGGCTCACCCTCCCCGGCGCGACGTCGGAGGCGCACAACATCCCCGGTGTCCCCGGGTGGTTCTGGACGCATCAGCCGACCCCCGTCGGCGGGCCCGGTGACGCGATCACCCTCGACGACGCCCGCCGGTACGACGCGGACCCCGGGATGCACCTGCAACTGGTGGAGTTGACCGCCGCCGAGCACGCCGCCGCCCGCGACCACCTCGACCGGTTCGTCCGGGCCGCCGCCGGTGACCTCCGTGCCGCCGCCGCCAGCACCATTGGTGACGAGCGTGAACGCGCCGCCGAGCAGCTCGACTCCACGCGGAACGCGGTCCTCGCCGACGTCAACAGTGAGGAGGACGAGTAATGGCGACCGGTTACGTTCAGCTGCGGACCGAGGCGACCCCCGGCTCCGAGTCGGTCACACCCACCTACGGGACGAAGGTCCTGTACCCGCCCGCCGTGCAGGTGCAGGCGAACAGCAACCCGTCGCACCTCAACCGCGACGACGACATCCGCAACCTGGATGAGCCGACGTCGCTCCTGCCCGAGAAGTTCATGCCGGACTGGTCCCTGGAGTCCCGCATGTACCCGGACACCGTCGGGATGCTGCTCACCATGATGCTCGGCGCCCCGACGACCACCGCCGGC